GCCGCTGCTAGACTCTGCCGGTCGGGGCGTAGCGCAGTCTGGTAGCGCACTTGAATGGGGTTCAAGAGGTCCCGCGTTCGAATCGCGGCGCCCCGACCACCGATCTGAGCACGACATGACCGGCGAGCGGCGACTCGCGACACGCGACGAACCGGCGAGGTCCAGCCATTGTCCAGCCAATCGATCATCGACCGATCCTGCGCGCAAAGGCGTTCAGCCGATCTTTGAGCCAGGACATGACGCGAAGCAGTGGCGCGAAGGCTTCATCCACTGCCTGCCGTTGCCGCCGGCGCGGCAGATCGCGACGTCGTTCGTACCGCGTCCAAATGCGATCCATCCAGGCGAACTCTTCAGACGTTGGTTCAGTCTCAGACGAACGGATCAGTCGTGACGGCCGCCTCATCCAACCATCCTCCCGAGCCGCTCAACCGCGTCACGCCTAAGTTCGTCGCCCGGACGGGCGTAGTGCTCGGACATGGATACCTTCGTGTGACCAAGGATCGTGCGGATGACCTCGATCGGAACGCCGGCGTCGAGCATCAGCGACGCAGCCGTGTGGCGCAGCCCGTGGAGCGTGATGTACGGCACGCCCGCCTTTGCGCACAGGTTGCGGAAGTGGCGCGTCACGTACTCGGGTCGGTAGGGCCAGATCGGGCCGGGACGACGCTCCACCAGTCCCAGGGCTTCTCGTGCGAAAGCTCCAAGAGGCACGATTCGCACACCCGCAGAAGTCTTCGAGGCCCGGACGGCCACGTTACCCATATCGACGCCGATGTCCCGCCATGAGAGACCGAGCAGCTCGGAACGTCGCAATCCGGTTCCGATGGCAACGGCGTAGAGGGAGTAGAGCGGATCATCCTTCGCGACCTCCAAGAACCTGCGCGCCTGCTCGGCGGTGAAGTGCTGCGGCTCGGCCTGTTCGAGCTTCGGTAGCTGGACGAGCTCGGCGACGTTGCGATCGATGAGGCCGTCGCCCATCGCCTGGTGGAGCACCATGCGCACGACGTCGATGATGCCGCGCACTGTCCGCGCGGCATAGCCCTCGTCGAGCCGGACGGCGATCAGCCGGCGCAGGTCGGACGGCTGCAGCGCGCGCAGTGGCAGGTGGCGGATCGGACCGAGGTGGTTGCGGGCCAGCGAATCGTAGAACGCGAACGTCGCCGGCCGGACCGACGGCTTGACGGCGAGCAGCCACTCGTCGACATACGCCGCGACGGTCACGCGCCGCTCCTCGATCGGAAGTCCACGACGTTCTCGGTCGTTGACCTCGTCGAGCTTCGCCCAGGCGGCCGCCTCCGACCGAAACTCCCATTCCTTGCGCAGGTAGCGCCCATCGGCGCCGCGTCCGAGACGGACCGAGGCGCGCCATTTGCCATCGCGGGTCGGGTAGACCGATCCGGTTCCCCATGCCCGGCGTTCACCTTCGTCCGGATCCACTCGCGTGCCTGGTCGGGATCGACGCGCTTGTGTCGGGCCGACACTTCGATGAACGGGAAGCCGTCGTTGCGGTTCAGCCGGCGCAGCGTCGGCACGCTCACGCGCAGGAAGTCGGCGGCCTCCTCGAGTGTCCACAGTCCCTCCGTCATCGTGCCCCGTCCAGCCAATTGTCGCCCTGTGGTGGCGGCCCGTAGCGCTGGATCGTTGGACAGGGCCAGACCTCACCGCAGCTGGCGCACCGATCCTTGCTTCGGAACGGGGTCTCGAAAACGTTGGCGTAGTGGTAGGCCTGTGCGACGTGTCGATCGACCCGATGCCGCTCGTGCTCGCCGGCATCGCAGATCGGGCACCGAGACGGCCGGTAGGCCTCGCGGTCGATCACGAGGACCAGCCCTCGCCGCGCTCATCCTCGGGCGGGTCGACGTTCGGCAGCCACTCGTCGTCCGAGCGCCGGGCGAGACGGAGCACGATGGCGATGGCCGCGATGGCGAGCAGGACGAGGGCGAGCTTCATTCGCCGAGCAGCTCGAGGAGGACGTCGGCGTGGCAGGGCTGATCGAGTGGGCACCAGCAGGCGAGATCGAAGCCGCGCAGTGGGTCGAGCCAGGATGGGTCCGCGCCAAACATGGCCGTGGCATCTCCGCGATAGCACAGGACTGCCTCGACCGCCGTCAACTTCACAGGCAGGACGCCCTCGCCGACGTGGCGCTGACCACCGTGGCGCTCGTAGTCGATCGGGATGGGGCGACCGAGCCGTCGGCAGGCGCTACGAACGATGAAGCCGAGCCGGTTCTCCCCCACCCGGTATGGGTTGCCCCACAGCGACGGCCGACCGACATAGACCGCGCCGGCGGGCATCCGCCAGTCCTGCGTGCGCTGGCGCTGGACGCGGATCATCCGTGCAGGTCCGACCAGGTGCACGCCACCGCAAGTGCGCTCCACACGTCGCCGGCGACTCCGTATAGCGGGCCTGGCTTCGCCTTCTTGCCGATCGCGTCAGGTCCACCGAATCGATCGATGAGCGACTGGCGGATGTTCGGGTCCTTGGCGCGCATCGACCCGCAGAGGTGGATCTTCACGGCCTTGCGGCCCAGTCGATCGACTGTGAGCGGTCGGGCGGCTTCCGCCATCTGTCCGCTGACGTACACCGTTTCAAACACCTCGGCACCGACGGCCATCCCGAACGCTTCGATCTTCTCGATGACGACGATGTCGACGCCGCGCATCAGGTGAAGATCGCCACGCAGCCCACGCAACAGCTCGTCGTTCGGCCAGATCGCAAACGACTCGACTCGATCGCCGGTCAGCGGGTGCGTCGCGAAACGCAGCCAGGCCGACTGCACCGGTCCGGGATCGATCGCGACGATGACGGTCATTCCTCGACCCATAGCGCGGCGCGATCGACGTCGAACTGCGGGCCGCGGGTGTCAAAGACGATCTCGGCCCGGTCGCGTTCGACCTCGCCCGGGCCTGGCGTCCAGCGATAGGTGCCGACGATCCAACAGACCGAGCCAGGTGCGACCACGCGCAGCTGGTTGCCATGTCGGTCAAAGAGCGGCGTCGGCCGAGTGAACGTTGCCTGAGTACCCTGGCTGCGAACTGCGGGACGTGGCCGGAACCTGATCAGGTTGCTCACAGCGGCTTCCTCGCACCGGGCCGGTGCCAACCTCTTCGACAGTAGCGGCACAGCGAGCGGCTCTTCTCAGGCGGCTCAGCGCACAGGCACTCCGGGCACGAGCAGCGCCCGAACTCGACGGCCGGCGGCCTGTCGAGCGGATCGCGCATCGATCGGTCGGTCATCGCGAAAATTCCAGACTTGCCAGATTCCGAGTCAGGGCGAGAGCCGGCGGGCTTGGTGAACACCATGTCGCTCGGCTAGGTACTACCCCACCCCGGATCGTCATCGCTTCGACTCGAGCAGCGCCATCCCAGCGCCGACTGCTGGGTCGAGCTCACCGGCGAGGACGTCGCCGACACGCGTCATGCGCCCGCGCCTCTCTGTTCTTCTACCGTTCTTAGATTCATTGGTTGGGATGGTTGGTTGGCGTGGCTGGCGTGGAGCATTGCCATCGCTATGCGATCGCATTGCGCCCTGCATTGCGTCTGCACACAGTTGGCAGCGCTCGAATTCACCCACGTGCCAGCGCTTGTGAGCGGCCCGCTGCCCGGCGTCACTGCTCTTCTTCATGCGCGCCATCGCGGGCTCGACCCACTCGCGCCAGCTATCCAACGGAACGCGTCCGGCCCGATCAACGACGTCGCACGCCTTCAGTGCAGCGAGCGCTTCAGCTGCTGTGCACGGCAATGCCGGACACCAGGTCTGCTCGAGGGTAAGTTTGCGATTGCCCTTCGCCCAAGCCTCACCGAGCAACGCCTGGTAGGCGCACCAATAGGTCGTCCACTGCTGTGGGTACCGTGCCTGCAGCATGCGAACCTTGCGGTGGTAGGCCCAGTTGGTGTCGACGTCCATGCGCGTCAGCGGATCGCGACTCATTCGGTGATCTCGACAGTGGCGTCGTAGACCAGCGCAGGGATCTCGAAGCGCGCGAGCAGATCCTCGAGCGCGCGGTCCAGATCGCCGTCCTGGGCGTTCTTGGTCAGCAACTCTTCGATGCGTTCGCGGCTCGGCAGCACGACGTCCGCATCGGCGAACCCCTCGGGATGGAACGTGATGGCGAGCCTCACGCGCCGACTTGCTTCCGATAGGCGTCGACGTCCAGGAAGTCGACTTCGTTGCCGCCGTGGTCAGGGTGATGGACGCGCAGGGCGGCCTTGATCGAGCCGGCCGCTTCGACCAGACGTCGCCCGTGGTCGGGATCCACTGCGCCCGCGCCCAGCATCGCGAAACCGGCGTACTGCTCTGCACCAGTTGTCGCGCCGTAGCGATCGACCGCACGCAGCGCCTCGAGCGTCAGTGCGATCGCATGAATGTTGTCATGCAGATGCGGGAACGCATCGACGTGGAATGCCACGCGTTGGTCCTCGCGCTCGAAGCTGACCTCGACGCCGCGGTAGAGCACCTTGAGGCCCGCGCGTGGACGGCCGGCGAGCGACAGCTGATCGGGCGTGGCCACGATGCTGATGAGCAGGTCGTCACCACCGCTGCGCTCGACCTCTTCGGCGAGCTTCTCGAGGGATCGCTCCCAGGACGTTCGGAACAGGCTCGGTCGCGTCTTCTCGGCCGCCGGATGGGGCCAGGCAGGCAACGTGCGCCAATCGGCCCTCATTCCGGGATCTCCGGATAGAGCTCGTGGACCGCTGCACGGTCACCGGCGATCTTGAGCGCTGCCCCGAGGTTCTTGGCGTGGCCATCCTGCTCGATCTTGAATGCGAGCAGGATCTTCGTCGTGCCCTCGATCTCCCTGACATGCTGATTGAGCTCGTCGATCTCACTCTTGTCGACGAGGCCCCAGCCGTCAGGCAGGTTGATCAGGATCCTCGACGCCAACAACGCCGCGGCGCGCGCAGCGGCCGTTTTGCCGCCTGCGATCGGCCATGGCACACCCGAGGCGACGTCGTTGTCGATCGTCTTCTTGATCGCGATCGTCAGAGCGCGGTGTGGGCTCATTGCGGAATCTGTCATTCGGCCTCTCCATATGCTGCGAGGATGCGTCGCGCCTGGTCGGGCGTCGGGCAACTCCGGCCGCGTTCGATGCGCGACAGCTCGCCCGCGTTGATCCCGGTCCGCTCGGCCAGTTCTCGGAGCGACCAACCGGTCGGCACACGCAGCGAACCCCACGCGCTGGCGGTGAACTTCGGGATACGCTGCGGCCGTGTCTCCTGTGCGTTGCAACGCAGCGCCTTGCCACGATCCACGTTCGACCGCGTCTCGATGCCTTCCCGCGGTTCCGCGGTCACCTGAGCAGCCTCAGCGTCGGTAGCTGGACCGACTGGCGCGCGACGTAGTTGCCGCGCAGTTGCTCCAGAGCGGCGTAATCGCGGTGCTCAGGCTGGCGCCGATGCGTCTGGACGGCAATCTCGATCGACTCGGGATCGGTCTCGGACTCGATCACGCCACGACAGGCGCAGCGCCGGCGCTCGGTCACCACTGGATCGCCTCCTGGACGGCAGCAGGCTCGTCAGGCGGATTCAGATGGGCACGCCACCGCTCGAGGTACGCCTTCTCGCCCTGGATCGTGACGAGTTGAACCATCGCTCGTTTGTGACGGCGCTCGACGTTGTAGGCCAGCTCTTCGGGGTTGCGGGCTAGTCGATAGCCATCCGGCCCACTGAGCACGGGCAACTGGGACCGCTTGCGAGCCTGCTCGACGGCATGCTCCACGTCTCTGGGCGTGCAGCGCATCAGCTCGGCTAATTGGCGCTTAGTGCGATAGACGTCGCGCGACAGCGCCTCCGACAACATCACTGCCGCTTCCTCCACGACGCAGCCTGTGGGCAGGTCGCGAAGTGCGACACGGAATCGGTCGGCTCATGGATGTTCGGCACGTAGTCGAACGGCGACGCCTTGCCGGTCTTCTCGTTGGTCGCGAAGAGCACGGGCTGCTGACACGATCGGCAGTGCGTCGGAGTCGCTCTCGGTGCAACCGTCCAGCCGTCAGGGATCAGCCAGAGCCGACCATCGACGGTGCGATCGATCGAGCTCGAGGCGATGTAGCGCGTCGTCACGCCGCGGCCTTCGTCGGGTAGACCAGGTCGACGGTCGCCGTGAAGGCCTTGAACCAGCGCTCAGCCTCGTCCTGCGTCCACGTCGGGGCATTGATCTCAAGCCAGTCCAGAAGCGGCGTTAGTGCTGCTGATTCGGGCGTGGCGCGCGGCCGCGGGGCCCACTGGCCACTGCCCGTCTCACCCGCCGCGATCTTTCGCTTGACCTCATCCATGGCCTCGACGACGGCGGGCGTCCCTTCGCGCAATCCCGCCTCGAAGGCTGCCTTGAACGGCGACTCGGCAGCGGCCGCTTGCGAGTCCCTCGTGGGGCGCTCAGCCGGCACCTGAGCGATCGTCACGCCCGCCTCTCGCTCGCGCTTCCGGTAGAGCTCGACGCGGTCCTTGACGGTCGCTGGCGAGATCCCGAGGATCTCTGCTGCCTTGGCGTGGCCCTGCTCGCGCGCGATCGTCGCGGTCTCCTCGAGCTGCTCGTCGCTCAGGCGTCGACCGCTCTGTGGGCCAGAGCGCGCGGATCCGGGCGTCTTGTGGTTCCACGCACGTGGATCCTCGATCTGCTTCGCCACCTTCGCGATCTCCTCGTCTGTCATGAAGCTGCCGTCAGTGCGCTGGAACGGCGGTTGCGTCTCCGTGGCGCCCTGCCAGGGACCACGGCGGCCGCCAGGCAGGCACTGCCGCATCTACGCGGGCAGCAGGTCGTTGTCGGCGTCGTCGACGACGTGCGGCTTGGCGAACTCGCTCGTCTTGCCCAGCCGCTCGATCGCGTCCTGCTCTTCGACTGCGTCGTCGTAGCCCGGCTCGGTCTCTTCCTCGCCCTGCTCGTCAGCCAGGCCGAACGTGAGCTGGACGCGGTCCTCGGTGGCAAACGAGACCGTCTTGCCCTTGACGAAGCGCTTTGTGATGCGGAAGCGGCCGACGCGGACGACGATCGGCTTGGTCTCGTCGTCCGGATCCGGCATCTCCAGGCGGCCGATGAGGCTCTTGACCTTCTCGGTCGCGTTCTTGACGGCGAGGTTCTTCTCGGCCCGCTCGTCCTTCGCGCGTTGGCGGGCTTCGAGCGCCTGCTCGATGTCGGCGTCGTCAATGTGCTTCTCGTCCATGCCGAGCTGCTCGTCGGCCTTGATTGAGCGCAGAGCCACCTAGCGGCCCTTCATGTGGTTGGCGGGCAGCAGGTCGAGGCCTGCCTGGACGTCGGCCGGGATCGCATCGGCCCGGAACTCGCCCTCGGCGATGTCGTCGCCGAACGCCGTGCGTGCTGCGTCGACGAGGTTGTCGGACGACGCTGGCACTGCGCCGTCCGACCCCTCGACAGCAACGGGTTCGGCCGCTTGGTCCGCCCGCCCGTGTTCCAAAGGCGTGCGCCACGACTTCACGCCGCGGCGGTGGTCGCCCGTGTGGCCCGTCGCGAGCTCGCACGGCTCGTTCTTCGGCGAAGGCGCGCCACAGGCAGTTGTGCCGGTCTGGCTCTGCGGATCAGGGACCGCATTTGGCTCGGTCCCTATTACGGCCGAGCCACCGGCTTGTGCTTCGATCTGGGCGCGTTGCTGCGCGGCCTTCTCGGCGAGGGTTAGCGCCGGGACTGTGACGCGCTGCGCGTCGGGAATGGAGTCGACCTCGGTCTCATCCGTCCAGCCGAGACCGGCCAAGCTGAGCGTCAGGCGGCGCTTCGCCTTCGTCTCGGCCTTCATCATCGCGTTGGCCAGAGCCTCGCCGCGCAGTCCGGCGATCGTCACGGCACCGGTCGAGCTGTCCTCGCGGCCCTGCCGATCACGGCCAGTCGCGGTGACGACGTACAGGTCGCCGATCTGCTGTGGGACGAGCCCGGTGATGGTGATGCCGCGCGTGGCGCGCAACTGGTCAGCGGCGGCGCGCGTCGCGTACAGCGTCAGCTTGCCGTTGAGGTTGATGTACTCGAACGGCCGCGTCAGCGGGTTCAGACCGAGCGAATCGCAGACGGCGCTGTAGTAGCTCATCCGATCGACCTCGGACAGCTTCGATAGGTCGCCCTTGATGACAACCTGTTCGGCGAGCGCAGCGCCCGACGGCGCGATTGCGACGGCGGAATCCGTCATGCCTCGACTCCCTTCTCGACCGTGATGCGAAAGGGACGACACCCTTGCCTGACGGTCGTGTGAATGCCGAGCAGGGCTTGCCGCTGCTCATCCGGCAGCTGTCGCAGTACCCCGTCGGCGAGTGACTTCCAATCGGTCGACTCGACGTCGCGCGTTCGCTTCCACGTCACGGCGAAGTCGGGTCCGGCGAGCCGCGCGAATTCGCCCATGCGGCTCTTCACGAGCGTCTCCAGGCGGTCGCAGGCGGCCTCGATGTCCGCGCGCTGGGCACGCGCGCGCAGCAGCTCGTGGATGGCGTCGGCGAGTTCCTCGTCGGCGACCATCTCGGCGCCGTTGTCAGCCGGATACGCGGCCTTTAGCGACGCGGCATCCTCGGCGAACGGGCCACCGGCCGCGAGCCGTCGGCGAAAGTCGCTGGCGATCGCGACGAGGTTGTCGAACGTCGCCTGGTCGTGCTCGACGGTGAAGATGCGCAGCTCGCTGTTGTGCAGCAGCGCGGCCACGTCGGCGACGGGGAAGCCCGTGCAGCCCATCGCCCAGCGCACTTGCGCTTCGACGTCCTGGGGCGCCTCGTCACCCTGCCAGCGGCGGCTCTGGCTGTTCTTGCCCTCGACCAGGTAGCGTGCGCGCTTGCGCCGCCAGTCGGGCGAGGCGGCGGCCCATGCGATCTGCGGGTGGCGGACGATCCCCGCGTAGCGCGTCAGAGCGAAGCCCGTGATGCGCTCGTACTCGACGCCGATGACCGGCTCGACGGCACGCCCGATGAGCATCTGCAGCGAGGCCTCGCTGGGCGCGATCACGCCGCTCTTCTCGCGCGCCAGTGTCGCCTCGGACTTGTACGGCGACAGCCCCAGGATGACTGGGATGTCAGTCGACGTGATCAGTTCGCGGCGAGCCGCGAGCCACTCCTGGCTCCCCTGGCGCAATGCTGATGCGGTCACTCTTCCTCGATCCCCTATTCCTTCTGCCCCTCGACCGGCTCGCTGGCCGGACCCGCTTGCGTACCTGCCGGCGGATCCGGCCCTTTGAGCCAGCTAGCCCGGCTGCTCGTCCTCTCGGACGCTGTTGAGCGCGGCCGCGGTCGCCGGATCACTGCCCAATGGGTCCTGGCTGCCCGACCGGGCGACCTTGGGCAGTGATCCGGGGGTCGTGGCCTCGATGACGCGGCTCTCGATGTAGTCGGCCTCCGTCGTCGGCATGACGCGGCGGACGATGGCGAGGACCTGGTTGCGGCCCTCGCGTCGTCCCTGCGCCCGGGCTGCCTCGATCGTGTCGGCCAGGCTGTTCCACTGGACGGCGCTCACCGGACGACCTCGATCCACGCGTCGGGATAGAGCGCCATCCGCCAGTCATTCGGGCCGATCGCCGTGCGCACGCCTTCCATGAGCGGGTTGTCTGGCTGCGGCTCGATCACGAGCACGCGCACCGCATTACCGAGGAAGACGATGTGGTCGCCGACCCTGACCTGATCGCCGCGCACCTTCTGCGCTTCCACCGTGTTCATGGCTGCCCGCTCATCCCAAACAGGGCGCCCACGGCAAGCGGCGCGAGGATGAGCGCTACGACGACCACGACGAGCAACGCGAAGCCGAGGACGTGCTTGGCGCGCTCGCTCAAGGTCACGTCGAGGATCGGGTCGTCGGCCCACACCGGCTGCTGGCCGGGGTGCATCGCGAGCGGCAGGCCGTCGTGAGCCATGCGCGTGGTCATCGGATGCCGTGCCGGTGCTGATAAGCGACGTCGCCCACGGCCAGCCACAACTCGGGCAGCGTCCGGGCGATGCAGACCAGCGCCATGACGAGGACGAACAGGTCCCAGGGCAGGGCGGTCACAGCGGTTCCTCGACGTCGGCGATCAGTCGCCGGAACTCCGCGTTGGCCTTCGTGGCGCGGTAGCCGAGCCGACCAGCCTCCTGGGCGATCAGCTGACGTGAGCCCGCCGCGGCGTAGGTCTGGATGCGCTCAGCAGCGCCGAGAGCGTCCTGGGCAAGGGCCATGCCCTCGAGCAGGCCCTCGATCAGCGTTGTGCGCCGGATCGTGACGCGGTCGGGTCGGCCGCGGCCATGCGTGCGGCCTGCTGGGCGATCGATGGTCGCGACGGCCATCACGCGGCCTCGGGAAAGATCAGCTGCTCGGGCACGCCGAGCTCGTCGGCTGCCTGGCGCTTGAATTCGGGCGACGGCTTGCGCTGACCATTCAGGACGCGGGTGACGTAGCTCGGGCTCTTACCGGTCTTCCGGGCAAGCCACGAGAGCGATCGCTCCTGCGACTTGAGAACCGCCGAAAGTGGATGACCCAAGATGTCTCCTGACTGTCAACCTATGCCGTACAGATGTTCAGCACATCCGAACGAGTGACAGGGAAGACCGTACCCACGCGCCTGACGCTTGTCAATACCTTTGTGCCAGTGAATGCGGAACTCCCTGACACTCCAGGCGGACGGCTGCGTGACTTCATCGATGCGCGCTGGACGCGTCGCAATGGCGGGATGCGCGGCCTGGCGAAGAAGCTCGCGACGTCAGCCGAGACGATGTACGCCTGGTTCAGGGACGAGCACGAACCGAGCCTCGATCACCTCACGCGGCTAGCGGACGCGCTGACCGAGGCGACGAAGACGCCTGTCAGCCGGGCTGAGATCCTCGCCGTGATGGACGGCGGGACACCTCTCGTGCCGCTGGACGCTGCGACTGAGGCGAACCTGACGCTGCTGGTGAATCGGCTCCTAGACGAGCGTCTAGGGCCTCGATGAGAATGGCCCGCAGCATGTTCTCAAGCTGCGTCCGGGCGTCGACCTGGGGCAATGGACTGACTCCCAATTCGGCCCGCCATTCAGATCGCCTGGCCGCTGCGATCGCCGATCTACGGCTTACGAAGATCGCAAATCGGGTTTGCCAGCTTGTCTGTCACACCGATAATCGACTTGTCCACAAGATCGGCGTGACGGCCGTCAGGGGAGAGGAGTTGTCCACCTAGATGCCCAGCGCGTGCGTCAATTGCGGTGCCAAGTTCAGCTTTTCACAGCGGCTCTCTGGCGCCCAACTCTGCCCGGACTGCATCGCACGACAGCAACAAGTGATCGCCGACGCGCAGAATCGGCTCTTCGCCGCCATCGGCGAGGTCATCCGCAATCCCGTGACTCCGGCCGCCGGCCAACTCCCTGCGCTGACGGCCGCCAGCGGGCTCGACGCCGCATCGCTCGCGCGCATGCGGGGCGTGGCGATGGGCACTCGGCTCGACGAGCTGCTCGACGATGACTACTTGAGCGACGAGGAGGAAAACGCCTTCATGGCTGGCCTCCAGTCGCTAGGGATCAGCGCGCACGACATCATCGTCGCGCTCGGCCCGAACTACTCCAAGATGCAGATCGCCTCGTTCAACGCGGGCCGGCTGCCCAGCCTGGATGCCTACTCGATCATGCTGAAGAAGGGCGAGGTTGCTCATCTCGAGGAGCGCGTTCAGCTGATGAAAGAGGTGACGCTCCGCGAGACTCGAGGTGGCTACGGCGGGTTCAGTTTTCCCGTAACGAAGGGCGTCCGGTTCCGGACGGGTGCATTCAAGGCCCATTCGGTCGTGGTCGGCACGGCGATTCAGGTGGCCGATGTCGGCACCCTGACCGTGACCTCGCAACGCGTGGTGTTCTCGGGCAGCCGGAAGACGCTTGAGTTCCTTCTTCCAAAGATCGTCGGCATCCAGGTCTTCACGGACGGAGTCCAGATCGCCGTATCCAACCGGCAGAACCCGTCTCTGTTCAAGCTGGGTGACGGACAAGTCATGGCCGCAGCGATCAACGCCGCAGTCCAGAAGACCGCCTAAGAGGCTGGAGGAGATTCGATGATTACTGCCCGACTCACGTTGGTCGCGCGCTTAGCCGCGGCCGTTTCGATGGCGTTGAGCATCGCGCTTGGAGGCGTGTTAATCGACGCTGCGCCGGTGGCGGCATTCACTGGCCACGGCTGCAGCAAGGCGACATGCGCTGACTTCACCTCAAGCTACCACGGCTCGAAGTACTACTACAGGCGCTGCGATAGTGCCTGGAAGTCGCTGAGCAACACATATCTCCAAGGCTTCAAGACGAAGTCCGCCCTGCTCGCCCAGTATCCGGGCCGGAAGCTGCACAAGAAGTGCTGAACATCCGGCTGAGCGTCTCGCTGTTGCTCGTCCTGGTCGTCGCTGCTTGTGGCGGCTCACCTGCCAGCACGAAGTACACCCAGACCTGGCCCAAGAGCTACGCCACCACAACGTGCGCCGACTGGAACGGCGTCATGGATCAGCACCAGAAGTTCGTGATGGCCGGCGACATGCTGCTGTCCGAGCAGAAGACGGTGAAGCCCGCCGCCGGCATCCCGTCCGACGCCCTGATCGACACGTTCGAGGCTGCGATCGCCAGCTCGTGCAACGGCTCGGACCAGCTCCTGGTGTCGAACCTCGCAGTCGGGATCTACGTCACCGACACGCAATACCAGCCTTGACCATGAGGGCTGCCCGCCTCGCGCTTATCGGACTGTTCGTCATCGGCTGCGGCGGGATCGCGGCAACCCCGATCGTGATTTACGTGACGCCTCCGCCGCCGACCTCGGCTGCCGTAACTGTCACACCGGTAGCCCCGACCGCCACGCCCAGTCCCACCGCGGCGATCCACACCATCACGGTCGACGTGCTGCTGTACGGCAATATCCTCAGCTCGCCGCCCGACATCCTGGCGACGAGCGACACACAATGCGCGGGCAATGGCGCTTATTCGGACGTCGCACCGGGTATGCAGGCTACGGTGCACGACGACGCTGGCAGGATCCTTGGCGTGTCGACATTCAACGATCCGGGCACCATCAAGGAGCGGCCGGCCGTATACGTGACTCAGTGCCTCTTTGAGACGGTCGTGCCGAACGTCACGGATTCGCCGTTCTATGCCGTGGACCTGGGCCGGCGGGGGTCGGTGCAGTTCTCTAAGGACGAGCTGCGCGCGCACAACTGGATTGCGAGCATCACCATCGGCCAGCCCGCGGCGTGACCGAGCTCGAGGACGCCTGGGTCCGCATCCACGACGCCACGCCGCCTGGTTGGTTCGTCGGTCAACCGGCCCATGAGCCACATCGCGCCGTGCCCTGGTCGCAGTATGCCTTCGACACGACCGAGCGGCCCAAGGTCGGGCATCGATCGCGTGAGTGGACCGCGGTAGGGATGACCGAGGAACTCGTGCTCGAGCAGATGGCTAGGTGCCTGGGCGAGATCGGGGAGGGGAGAGTGCCGAAGTGACGCCCGACCAGCTAGTAGCTGTGGCGGCCATAGTGCAAGCAATCTCAGCCGTCTTCATCGGCGGTTTGACTCTGTTTCTCGTGTTGTCGGCCAGGCAATCGAACCGCGAGCTCGCCCGCTCTCGGTACCTAGCGGCCGTGCCTTTCATTAACGTTCACGCACCGGTCGTCGAATTTGGTGATACCGGCACGACCCGCTACGCGACCACAAGGTTGACGATCACCAACGGGACGGTAACTGCGCTCGACGTCAGGATCCAGCTGATCGGGGACGTCGTGAAGGGCAGGCTTCCCCGCCACGAGGCGGGAATCAACCACCTCGCTGCGCTCGCTCCAAGCCAACAGTTGACCATTCAGCCCGAAACTGGCGGTCTGCGAGACGAGGCACTCTGGAACCGGCGAAATCAGGCGGAAAGCGGTTACAACCGGGCATTCATGTATGACGTGATTGAGGCGCACGTTTGGTGCAGCGGCATACTCGGCGCGACCGTATACGAGGTCTACGAATGGGCGCCCAACCCTGACAAGATGTTCGGCGTAATCGAGTGGCGAATCCGCGAGCTGCACATCTCTGGACCCGGGATTGAGACAATCGACCATCGCTACCCGGACGATGACGAACGGTGGCAGGCCGACTTAGCCGAAGCGCTCGACGCCGCCATTCGCAAGAAGTAGGAACGGTGCGGGCATAGGCGTTCATCGCGTGCGAACCAGGGGCAGGTCTGGTCGCTTGGGGCTTCTCCCGCGGCTTCGTCTTGCCATCCTCATCGAGCAGCAGCGGGCTTACCCGGTCCGCCGTTATGACGGCCTAGCACGCCCCGCTGAGCGCCGCGCAGCGCGGTTCGCCGTGATCGGCACGATCGTTGCCTCGCCTGGCTGGGCGTCCTGTGGCGGCTGCGGCGCCGTGGCGCCCTCGGCCCTGGCCACGCGCGCGCCGAGGATCTGCAGCGCGCCCTCGAGCTGCTTGATCCGGTGCTGCTGCTCGCCGATCAGCTGGTAGAGCTCGTCGCGCTCGGTGTCGTCCATCAGTCCTCCTTCGTTGGTGCCTGGGTACGTGCGAGCGTCCGGCGCACGGTGCTCTGGTCGATGCCGAAGTGCTCGGCGAGCTGCGCCGTCGACCAGCCGCGCTCGCTCAGGGCGACCATGTCGAGTCGTCGGCTGATCTCGGCCTTCGTCGGCTTACGTGGCATTACGTAGCTCCTGTTGGTGGCGTCGCTCCGATGATCGGCAGGTTCGGCCGTTCCACTTTCGGCCTCGCCATCGTCTTGCCATCCTCGTCCAGCAACAACGGACGGTTAGGCCCGCCGAGCAAGTCGCGTATGTCGGCGGGATCTGGCTCAGGATCAGGCACCTTCGCCGCGTCCTCCGGCTTCATACCCATCGCCCGCGCGATCTTGCGGTTCTCGTCGCCACGTTGTTTGGCCTCGGCTCGCTTAACGTCGATGCGCGCCTGGATAGCAGCCTCGATCGCCACACGCTCGCGGCGGATACCCGATGTCTTGTGGATGAGCACGGCGATCCTGGCGCGAGCCGGGGCAGGGGAGTCGTGGAGCTCGACCTTGAAGTCATGGGCGCGAGTACCGAGCCACTCGGGCCAGGTGCCCGAGCCAACGGCGTTGGAGTGGACCCAAACGTCCTTGAGACTGCCGCCCGCACTCTCGTGCGCCTCGAAGTCGACGAGGCCGACCGCGTTGCCCTCAGTATCGCGAGCGACCAAGTGCTCCAATGTTCCGACAACTTCACCGTCTGCGTTCCACGCGACCAGCGAGCACAGCATCAGATCGCAGCCTCCGCCAAGATGTAATAGCGGAAGCTGTAGGTCGACGCCGTGCGGTTGAGACGCGTTGCCCATCGCTCCTCAACGTCGGTGGATGATCCACCGCTGACTGTCGTGGTCTGCGTCCAAACGTCAGTCACCAAGCCCGAACTAGGGTACCCATTGCTGTTGTCAAACAGAGTGTAGGTCAGCGGATATGCGAAGGAGCCGACCAGCATAAAACCTATGTGGGCTGGACGTACTGTCAGGCCCGTCGCGATTGTCACCCCCACACTCGCGCTTCCGCCGCCGCTGCCCGAGCCGTTCGGTCCCGTCAACGATTGTGTCCCCGTCGCCGCGATCTTGAAGATATCGCTCGTGCCGTCGATGATGACCGTGCCGCCCGCGTTCTTGACCGTGATCGCGCCGCCGGTGACCGTGACGCCGCCGTTGTCGATGAGCGTGTTGCCGTTGGCGGCGTTGAGGATCGAGGCCGTCTCGATGCGGATGTCGGTGATGCCGAGGTCGCTTGAGGCGGTCCAGTTGCTGATCCAGAGTGCCGCGGTGTAACAGGTGCTCGATGGCGTGTAGACGGCCTTCAGGTAGCTGTATGTCGAGCCAATCGTGCCGACGACAGTCGGGAAGACCGAGCCGATGAAGCCGCCGGCGGCGGTGTACTCCAGGATCCAGACGAGGTTGCCGGTGCCCGGGCTGCCGGAAATCTTGCGCGCGGCGAGTGAGACCGTCATCGGCTGACCCGGCGTCACGGGGAAGAAGCCTGTCGTCTGTTGGGCAGTTGCGACCGAGCCCGCCGCGCTGCGATGAAGCTGTCCGGCATGGCCGCCCGAGGCGCCGGTGTCGGTAATCGAGGTCAGGGTTGCGCCGCCGTCGTCCGTGTACAGGCCCCAGCCCGCTAGGCCGACGAAGAACGGGTTGGTGATCGCCGCGTTGGAGTAGGCGCCAACGAGCAGCTTGTCAGCGGTGATGGCGCCTGCGGCGATCGTCGCGGCCGTCACCGCGTTGGCCGCGATGTTGCCGGCGACCACGGCATTGGCGGCGATCTTGCCCGCGGTCACCGCACTGGCGTTGATCTGCGTCGCGGTGATCGCGTTGGCCGCGATCTGCGCGGCCGTGATCGACGAGGCGACGATGCCGCCGCCCGGAATCTGGACGGTCAGGAAGAGGTCGTCGAAGCGCGCCACCGTCGTCGTCCCGCCAGAGCCGTCGTTGTAGCAGAAGACGCGGACGTACTTCTTGCCCGCCGGAACCGTGACAGCCCCGGCGAGGAGGCTATAGCCGCTCGTCGCGCCGGCGCTGGTCACGACCGTCGGGTTGGCCTTGTCCTTGTCAGTCAGTTCAAGGGCGACGACACAGTTACCCGCCCCGAGGGCGCGGTTGACGTAGCCGCCGCCGTAGATGACCGCGCCGGGCTGAATCTCGAAGTAGGTGGTCACGCCCGACTCGTCGGCGGGATAGGTAACGATGGTGACCCCGGCGGCGTTGGCCTGTTCCAAGTAGTAGTTGCCGCCGTGGGCGTTGGCCGCGTTGTTGACGATGGTCGCGCCGGCGCCCTTCGCCCAGAGCGTATCGCCGCTCTCAAAGCTCGGGTTCTTGAGCGCGTTGAGCGGGTCTGGGTTGGACAGGAACTGCTGGAAGCCGGCCGCGAGCTTGGTCGTATTGATTGCGCCCGCCGCGATGGCGTTGGCCGTCACGGCGTTCGCCGCGATCTGCGTGGCCGTCACTGAGTTGGCCGCGAGCTCAGTGGCTGTGATGGTGCCGGCGGCGATCTTGGCCGCGGTCACAGCGTTCGCAGCGAGTTCGCTGGTCGAGATCGCACCGGCGGCGATCTGGCCCGCCGTGATGGTGTCCGCAGCGATCTCGTTGGCCGTGATCGTGCCGGTGGCGATCGTCGCGGCAGTCACCGCGTTCGCGGCCAGTTCGGAGGTGCTGATCGCGCCCGCTGCAATCTGGGCCGCCGTGATGGTGTCAGCCGCGATGGCCGCGGCCGTGACCGAACCGGCGACAAGGTCTGCGCCGTCGGTGCTCTTGGTCCAGGTGCCCGAGACGTTCCGGTAGAGCTTGTGGTCGGTGGTCAGCATGACGGGCGCCCCATCGGGGTATGTCGTGTCGGGCAGGCTGGGCAGCGCGCCGACGATCGTGACCGGGCGAAGACCGGCGGGGAAGGCGCTGATGGGTAGCGAGGCGGCGCTCAGGTCGGTGCCGTCGACTGCCCGCGACCACCCGGTTGTCCCCGACGCGGCCGTGTTCGTCAGTCGGTAGAGCTTGTGATCGCTCGTCAGCACGACGACGTCGTTTTGGAGGTAGCCCGTGTACGGGTTCGCCGGCAGTGCTCCGACCACCGCAACGGGCCGGATGCCGGCGGCGAAGGCGGCCGTCGTTACCGCCGCCGCCGCGATCTTCGCCGCGGTTATCGAGGCGTCGACGAGCTTCGTGGTATCGACCGACAGGGCCGCCATCTTGCCCAGGGTCACGGCGAGGTCGGCCAGGGTTGCCGTGCTGACAGAGGCGTCGGCCAGCTCGTAGGGCGCCGGCGCATAGCTCGTCAGGACCGCGCTGTTCTCGAGCTGGAGTGCGTCGATCTCCCAGGTCAGGTGGGCCGATCCCGTCGTGTAGAACGCGACCTTGACCTTGACCGTCGTCGCCTGGAAGGCAAGCCGCGTGTCGGTCGTCGTCGGGCCGAGGTGGCCCGAGTGGCGCGTCCAGCCCGGCTCGGCGGCCGCGATGTTCATGCTTGTGCTAGCCAGCAGTGTGCCGCTCGAGTTGTACTCGCGCAGCTGGGCGCGTGCCGTGCCGCTCGTCCGGGCTGACAGGTAGGACCAGAAGCTGACCCACCAGTCGGCAGTCCGGTCCACGGGGATAAAGGCCGTCGTCACGAGCTCGGCAGCGTCGGTCCCGGATGGCGCGCAGCGCGCGGTCTCGGTGCCGTGGTACGGGTTCGCGGAGGCGTAGCCCATCGTCCACAGCGAGCCGACCGTCCAGTCGCTGCTCTGCTCGAAGCTCGAGTTGCGGATCTGATTCGCCCCGGCGATCGACAGGTCGATGATGACTGCCGTGACCTCGCTCTTGACCTGCACCGGGAGCGTGACGGCCGCGGTGGCGAAGCTCGCATCTGTCGGGCTGCACAGGTAGTGCTGGGCAAACTCGACGGCATACTGGCCGAGGCGCGGCCCGATCAGCGTCGTGGTCACGCGGGTGATGACGAAGGTGGCATCGACCGCCCAGGCGGGGTTGGCGATGCGCTGCTGCATGCCGCCCTTCAGACCCGGCTTACGCACGCTGTACGAACCGGTCAGGGCCGGGTCAGACCACTTGGCGAGGATGGCATCGCCGGCCGCATCGGCGTCGGCGACCGTCTTGATGTTGTTGTCGACGACCGCGCGCTCCTGGCGCGTGTTGTTCGTTGGTGCGCCGACAGCCGTGCGCCAGAGCGCCACGCCATCGCCCTTGACAAAGACGGCGTGCGCCAGGCGCGGAGTCGCGTCGTTGAGCACGAAGTCGCGATATGGCGGATTGCCCGATGTCGCCGAGGGACGGACCAGGTCGAAAGGCGCCGGGTTGCTCTCGGTGACGAAGAAGTGCAGATCCTTGCCGTCGTCGACGTAGAGGATCGCGCCGATCAGCGCCGCGACCTGGGCGAGGCCCGCGCGGACCGACATGCCGGTGTAGTCGAAGGGGTCGATCGTAGTGGCGATCGTCGCCACGTGGGTGAAGGTCAGGCCGCGGTTCGAGTAGCCCATGATCCAGGCCACGCGGGCGCTGACGCTCTCCGTCACACTGCGCGCGTCGGTGATGACGTTGTCCTCGAGGCGCCCCGTGAAGTCCTGCGCCGTGAAGCGGTAGACGCGCGGCCCGGTGCCACCGCCCTTGTCGGTCCGCACGCGGTTGGTGATGTCGCCGGCGAAGACCGTCGCCGGCGAGCCGCCGTCGGGTGTTTCGGTTACGAGGATCTCGTCCTCTACCTCGAGGTCATAGCTGCCGGCCTTGTCATCAAAGGCGCCATCGAGCCGCGCCAGCTCGCATGGCCGGGCATCGCTGATGTTCAGCCTGGCGAACGCGACGTCGAAGTTCGTCGACCGCGTGACGTTGCGGAACGCCCAGGTGCTCGGCATCAGTAGGCACCGCCGAGCGGCAGGCTCTCGCGGTAACCGAACCGCGCGGCCTGCTTCATGCGCCGCTCGAGCTCAGCCAGCCCGGCGTCGTCAGCAACCAGCGTGCCGATGTGGAAGTGGACGACCTGCTGGGCCGCCAGTGCGCCGCTAGGGCTGCCAGCGGCGCCTACAGCTCCACTGGCACCGGCGATCGATACCGGCAACCTGCCGATTGTCAGCGACTTCTCGATGCTGCCCAGGGCGCCGCTGACGTCGGCGCCGAGGCCCTTGAGCAGGTCGAGTTTCGGTGCGAGGCTTGCGCTGCCCGCCGCGATGCCGTCGCCAATGCTTGTGGCCCACAGGTGGCCGATGTTGAAGCCCCACTTGTCGACGTCCTTGAGCGGGCCCTCCTTGGGCGGCGAGTTCGACGCCAGCGGACCTACGTGCTTGGCGATGTACGCCGCGAAGTTCGTCGCGCCGATCGCCTTCTCCAGATTGGTCGCCCATATGTCGCCGACGCTGAACCCCCACGACTCCCACGGCAGCGACACGATGCCGGCGTGGACCTTGGTGGCCGACGTGACGCCGACCTGGAAGAACTGCGGGTACTGCTTGACGAACGCAGCGATCGTCGCGGCATCGACGTGATCGGCTGCGAGGGCAGCGGTGATCGCGGTGCCCGACATGCCCGACGAGTACAGGGCGGTCGCGTAGATGCCGATTGCCTTGGCACCCTTCGTCGTGCCCTTGCCGTTCATCACGGCCTGCTCGAGCGCGCCAAGTGCATCGAGACCGAGCTGCTGGCTGTCGGTCTTGGTCTGCGGGACCGAGCTGAGGATGCCCTTCTGGAAGTCGGCCATCGTCTTCTTGGCGATCGCCGTCGCCGTGTCGACCTTGCCGGCCAGCCCCGCCATGAGGTCGTTGTGGACCGTCGTCGCCGCACTCTGGACGGCGCTCGCGTCGGCCACCAGCGCAACCGCGAGCGTCTTGTCGATGGCCTTGCCGGCATTCGCACCGGTCGTGACCGCGGCCGCATTGAGCGGCTTGCCCCAGCTGTTGATCAGCGACTGCGCTTGGGCACCCCCAAAGGTGGACGCCAGGACCGTGCTGACGAGGGTCGGTGGGATCGTCTTGCCAGCGTCGGTGATCACTGCCGAGAGCGCCTTGCCCATGTCGAATACGCCGGTGGACGCCCACAGCACCGCGAGGTTCTGCGGAATGTTGAGCTTCTCGTACAGCGAGGCCAGCGGGCCGTTGACGTCGGCGTTGAACGCGATCCCGTTCATCATCGCGTAGAGCGAGTCGCTGACCGGCTTGCCGCCGGCGAGCATGGCGTCGGCGATGCCCTTGCTGACGCCGTCGCCGGTAAGCGTGCCCTCTGAGATTGACCAGTCGGCGAGCTGCTGGCTGAGCGGATCAAGGACCAGTTTGCCCTTCGTATCGAGCGCGGCGTTCGTATTCGCGATCAGCCACGCGACGTACTGGTCGGGGACGCCCTTGTCCTGCAGGGCCGCGGCCAGAGCGTCGTTGATCGAGGTGCCCTCTGTCGTCCCCGCGTCAGTGCCGGCCTGCGCGAAGGCAGCGTTCATCTCCGCGTTGTGCTGGGCCATCGCGGAATCTGCGGTCACGAGTGACGTCGACAGGTAGCCCTTCAGCCACGCGTCGCCGGCGTCCTTGCCCGCCTGAGCGGCCTGGGTGTAGGACTGGCCCGACTTCAGCGCCGCGTCATACGCCGCTTGCGCCGTGGATGCGTAGTTCTGCTTGACCTCGTCTGAGTAGCCTGCGACGAAGTGATCGGCCATGATCGAGCCGGCTTGGCTGAGCTTGCTCGTCGTGTCCTGCCCGGTCAGGTGGTCGAGGATCTCGGGCAGGAACAGGACCGCCGCGCCTGCCGCGCCCATCGCGAGGATCGGCGCGAATGCGCCCATGAAGCCTGTCGCGACCGCCGCACCGCTCGTGCCCGCAGCGCCAACCGCCTCGGCGCCTCCCATCGCCTCGGCCTGTGCTGCGCCTTCGGCTGCGCCCTCGGCCTCGCCGGCAGCCGCGGCCGCGGCTGTCTTCTCGCCGGTCATGAGCCCGAACTTCGCGAGCCAGCCGCCGATCATGCCCGGGCCCGTCGCGGCGGTCGTCTCGGCCTCGCCTTCGGCAACGCCGATGGCTGTTGCTTCGACTGCGGCCGTCGGGATGACCTTTGCCGCCAGCCCCTTGAAGCCGGAAATGAACAGGCCACCGATACCGCCGAGCAGGCCGCCCAGTGGAGTCATGAGCTTGGTCAGCCCTGAGAGTCCCATGCCCATCTCGCCGATCTGCCCGGTGAACGGACCGACCTGGGCAGCGATGCCGTTGAAGAACTCGTGGAATTTGTCGCCCCAGGTTTTCGTCGCGTCCGTCTCGGTCGTCAGCGCGCCGGCGCTGTCGCCGATCTTCTGAGTCAGGGCGTCGACGTCGAGCGTGCCGTTGCGGATCTGCTGGGCCATCGTCGTGCCGACCTTGACGCCGAAGATCTTGGCCGCGTCGCCCGCGGCGACCATGTCGTTGGGCGCGTCCTTGATCTGCTGGACGAGCATGCCCATCGCATCCTGGGCGCTCGTCGCGCCCTGTTTGGCGAAGTTCACGAAGGCCTTATTCATGCCGGTCGCGAGCTGCTGCGTATCGCCGCCGGCCTTGTTCCACGCGCTCAGCAGCGCGATGCTCCCGTCGACTGTGTAGCCCATGCCCACGAGCGTCGGGCCGACCTTCGCCAGACCGGTCTCGAGGTCGGTCGCCTTGATGCCCGTCTGCTGCTCGGCGACGGTGATCTTGTCCAGGAAGCCGGGCAGCTGCTCGGAGGGGATCTGCAGGCGTTGCATGGCCGCCGCGGTCAGGTCGACCGCGCTGCTCACGTCCATCTTGTTGGCGCGCGCGAAGTCGAGCGAGCTCTTGGTCGCCGCGTCCAGCGCCGGACCGGTCAGGTCTAGCTTCTGGCTTAGCTCGCCGACCGCCGTGGCGACCGTGGCAAGGTCCTCCGGAACCTGGCCGGCGACGTTCTTCATCGAGCTCTGCAGGCCCTGCAGGGCGGCGCCGCTCGCGCCCGTTTCGCGGATCAGGGTGTTCGAGCCGGCCGCATAGTCCTGGCCCATCTTCATGGCCATGCCGCCAACCGTGCCTATCGCTGCACCGACGCCGACTATCGCGGCCTTAACCGGCCCCGACAGGCTCGACAGCTTGCCGAACGACTGCGACGCCTGTGCCTCGGTCTGCGTGCCGACCGCGACAACGTCCTGCTTGGCGGCCGCCAGGTCCTTCTGGAGCTGGGTACGATCGGCCGAGAGCTCGTACTGGCCCGTGCCCGCAGGTGTGGCCATCAGTTAGCCACCCACCGGGAAGGCAACCTCGACCGGCCCGGTCCAATCGTCGTTATCGAAGTCGGACTCGTTGGCGTATGTCTGGCCAGGCGGGAGACCGCCTTCGTGGGCAGACCGCTCCTCAGCGGCCGCTGCCTGCTCAAGCCGGAGGCGCAGCGCCAGCGCGTCGTCCACGAGGTAGGCGTGGAGTGGGTTCTCGATCTGCAGCAGCGAGCTGGGCCGCTGGTGCCACGTCAGCGCCTGCTGCGTGACCGTTGCGGCCTCGTCGCTTACCACGAAAGGCGGCCAGGCTGTCTACGGTGTCGCCCGCCTCCTCAGACACGACGGCGGCATCGCCGAACAGGTTGCGCTCGACGATCTCGTTGACGCGCAGCGCCGCCTGCTCGGCCCCGATGGCCTCGCGCAGGGCGATGAAGGTGAATGTGTCGAGCGTCTCGATGTCATCGCCGGGGAAGGCACCTTCGACCAGCTCCTCGAACGACAGGCGCAGGCGCTGCCATTCGCCCATCTCGTCGTCGTAGATGCCGCGGATGAAGAATGCCGTGATGCGCTGACGCTGTTCGAGGCTCTGGCTCTCATCGTCCTGGGTGACGTCCTTGCCCGCTTTGCCGGCAGCCACCAGGACCGCCTTGCGCAGCTCGAAGGGCAGCACGCCCCGCCGCGCAAGGTCGGTCATCGACGGCCAGATACCCGAGACGATGAAGCCGGACGGGAGCCGGAACGAAACGATTGCACTCGCTTCCCAGCGAGCGCGTACATCCACCCTAGAAGGAAGCGTCCGCTACGCCGTTCTTGACCAGCGCGGTGATCCCCGCCGACCCGTCGGCCGGCTGGAGCACCTGGTAGGTGATGGTCTGGATAAGCGGATTGGGCTGCGTCTGGGGCTCGAGGTCGAACGGCTGCGGTTGGACTCGCGGTAGCAGGATCTCGAGCGACCGCTCAGGACCCGGCGAGGCCGCGACCCGCGTCCACTTGAAGTCGAAGCCCGCCGGCGTCCCGGCCAGCTCGAGCGGCGTCTGGGTTGGCGCGGCGGTGTCGGATGGCGTTGCCGAGCCGTAGTGCAGGCGCTTCCACATGGCCGCGTCAGCCACCAGCTGCGTGGTAGCCAGCGTGATGTTGAGCACCGTCTCGGCGATGTCGTTGGGCGTGAACGAATCACCGGGAATGATCTGGCCGTTGTTGTCGATGGTCAGGTCGAAGCTACGGATCGTCGAGACGGCGGCGCCCTCGACCTTCAGCGCGGCGGCGCCGTCGTAGTGCATGAAGTACTGCGACTGCTCGACCGTGACCGTGGTCTCGTGGCTGGTCTTGTACGCCGACGACAGACCCTGGATCGTGGCCGTGATCGTGAGCGGCTTGCCGCTCTCGCCATGGAGCACGATCTTGGTCACCTTGCAGTCGACCGAGACCTCGTAGATCAGGTCGGCCAGCCAGCGCCAGAAGGTCGCGTAAAGCAGGCTCGACCCCGGCGTGATCGTGTGCAGCCACGGATCGCTGGCGCCCGTTGTCACGCGGGTGCCGAGCACGAGCGTCAGCAGCGCCCCGATCGACTTGGACATGACGTACAGCTGCGGGCTGCCCTCGACGTGCGCCTCGGCGGCGTACATGTCGGTCATCATCCGCGTGCCGGAGGTCTGGTCCAGCGGCGCATGTGTGCGCACCTGGCCAGGTTGGCGGCCGCCCATAACGAAGGTGCGGTACTTGGACACCGACGCGGCTGCGCCCTTAGCCGTCTGGATGGCGAAGGCTATGTCGGCTCGGTTGGCGGCAACCACGGTCAGACCTCCTTATCCGCCGGGATGACCGGCTGTGGCGCCGGCTCAACCGGCTCGGATGCCGGCGCGGCTGGCTCGACTGCCGGTGTGGCCGGTTCGGTGACGCTCTTGATCGCCTTCGGTTGCGCCGCCTTCGCCTTCTTCGTGGCCTTCGGCGCGACCTGATCGATGGCCTTGAGGCCCATAAGCGCCAGGCGCTCCTCGTCCTCCGGCGTCTTGGCGGTCACGATGCCCGCGTCGTTGGCGACGAGCTTGTGTGACGAGCCATCGCTGGCTCCGTACTGGATAGCCATGCCCTTCTCGCCCTGGAACTGCTTACCCATCGATCGGCTCCTTCATATCGGCGTGCTGCGCAATCGCTGTGTCATGACTGGATCACGAAGCCAGAAAGATCGAGGTAGAAGCCGCGCACGCTGTTGGTGATGAGCGATTCCCAGTCGATCTGGTCGGCGTGGACGTCCTGGTACGTCGTGCCCGTGCGATGGGCTCGGAGCGTCGCCTTGAACGAGTCGGCCTTGTCCTGGATTGCCTGAGTCGTCGCCCGATCGCGCTCTTCCTGCGAGATCTCAACCTCGGCGTCGGCAGCCCACGCCACGCGCACGGCGAAGGTGATCTGATCTAGCGTGCCGTCGCCCTCTTCGGCCATGCGGTCGACGCGCGGCCACGCGTAGAGCGTGTTCGCCGCGAAGGTCACCGGCCGCGCGCCGCTGTCGTCGCGCAACGTCGGATCCGGCTCGAGCAACGCGGCGAGCTCGTCGACGATGTCAAGGGTGCTCATCACACTGGAGTCCCGCGCAAACGGCTGTTCATATGCTCGACGAACCCATCGCCGGCAGTCTTCAGGGTGCCCACGCCACGCATGTGCGGGCCGCGACCTTCCTTGACCCAGGCACCGCGTTCGACGGCGCCGGCATAGGGCAGGGTTGACCCGAGCACGGCGACGAGGTGGCCACCGCCCGCCGGCGTCGAGAGCTGAACCTGCCCTGCCTTGGTCTGGGTGTGGGTAGAGCCGGCGCGCGGGATGGCCGACCTCGCGCGACCGTAGAGCGGGTCGCCCATGCCGATGGACAGGGCGCCGATCGACGCGGCGTACTGACCCGGGTGCGGGTCGTGACCGGAACCGCGGGGCGCCATCTCCTGCGCGTCGAGGATGGTGTCGGTCACAGCGTCGACGAACGCCTGCGTCGCGTGATCCAGGATCACCTCGGGGTGGTCCACGACTTTCACGGCAGGACACCCAGTCCCGGGTCGCCCAGCACCGGGTAGGTGTAGGGGGTGCCGACGACGACGGAGCGCACCGTGGCGCCGCGGGCGAAGATGCCCTGCAGGTAGCCGAGGGCTTCGTCGCACAGGTGCGGCTCGTCGCTCGAGCGCTCCGGATTGCTGTACGAGATGTTCGGCTCGGATGCCGAGGTCAGGCCGCGCCCCTTGCGTGTCGCGGCGGCATCGAGCACGTCGGCATTCGCATTCAGGTACTTGGCCTGGGCGAACGTCGCCGATGCGATCGCGCCGGGGATGATGGGCACCGATGTTAGGGCAGCGTTGACGACCCGCCCGCCGAAGCCCGGCACGGTGACTGCTACGGGGACGGTGAAGGTCACGGGTCCGGTGACGGTGATGATGTAGGGACCGCTGAGCGAGGGCACCGAACCGAGGTGACTCACGATGGTCACGCTCTGGCCGCTGGTGAAGCCGTGCGGCGCAGCTGTCGTTAGAACCGTCGGATTGGCAACGGACGAGCCCAGGACCTGGGTGCCTGGGGCCGTGTCGACAGCGCGCGGGTAGAGCAGCGATTGTGCAGCCGCATAGCGCGCGATGCCACTCGAGCGCAGGTAGGCGTTGACCTCGCGTGTGGCACGCACCAGCGCCGCTTCCTTCTGGGCTGTCACGGCGGCAAGCCAGGCGGCAGCGGCACTGCCCAGGTCAGCGCCCGCCAGGCTGTCGGCAGCACCAACCGTGAGGTAGGAGTTGGCTGACAGCCCGGCGGGAGTGGCATCGAGGATCATGGGCTAAGCCTTGGCCTTGACGGCCTCGTATCGCTCGGGATAGAGGTCGGCCAGCTTGCGGCTGATGGGCACCGTGCGCCCGTCCTCGGTCTTCACCAGGACGGGCTCGCCGCCCGGTGCCACAGCCGTGGTCAGCTCGACCTGATGGCTGACGGCGCGGCCGTTGTCGTCACGGCCGCCCACGTTGATCTTGCCCATCGAGACGCGGGTCACGCGCCCTTGCCTTCGGGCGTGTCCTCTGCCGTGGCGGCAGGCTCGATCGGTGCCGGCTCGCCGGCCTGGCCGAGGTTCTCACCCATACGCCGGTTCGACCCGGCGACGGTGTAGTCCTCGTTCGGGCGCGGGTCGACCTTCGTGCCGCGGAAGCCCTGCTCGGTCTCCGCGTCGATGGTGTCCTGCACCTGCTGGGCACCACCGTCGGCGGCGCTCGCGGCGCCCTTGGGCGGTGGCGTGTGCTTGGTCTCTGCCACTTCGGTCATTCCTCCTTATCGAACCTGGTCACTGCGCTCGCGCTGCCAGTCCCGGATGGCCCGCCAGTTCTCGCGCAGGGCTGCTATTGCTGTCCCTGATCCGGCGAGGCGGCGCGCGCGGGCGTACAGGTTCAGCTGGCCCTGTGCCAGTGCTGCCCGATACGCGACCGCGCGCGCCTCCTCGTCGCTTGCCATCTAGGCGTAGTTCGGCTGGAAGTCGACGATCGCCGTGAACTCGGGACCAGCGAGGCCCGTTGAGCCGACGTGGAGCGAGACGACCTCGAGGATGTCGCCGGCGGCGACAACCAGGTCCGCCGGGGTGGCGGAAAGAGTCAGCGCCGTGATCGCGTCGGCTACGGCGTTGACGGCCGAGACGAACGCCTTGGAGGCGACGAGCGTGGTGCCCGAGCCGTCGACGTGGCCGCGGTTGAAAATCTGCGCCGTGCGGCTGTCGGTGTTGGCACCGGTGATGGCCGCTGCGGCGAGGATCTTGGCTGCGGTGATGACACCGTCGTAGGGCGCCACGATGTAGCGCCCCGACGCATCGGCGCCGGCAGCGGTCGCCACGACCGGAGCCGCGGCGATGCTCTTGGTGAATGGAGCGGTTGCCATTGGTTCTCCTTCAGCTCAAAGCGGGGGTTGACTGCGCCGACTTACGGCGTCCGCAACACGCCGAACGGCCAGCGGTTGGCCTCGGTCGGCTGCTCGTAGCTGATGGCGTTCGGCACGACGAAGGCGAACCGAGCGACGACTCGCAGCGCAACCATGTCCTGCTGGGCGAGGTTGAACTGGATCGCGCCGGTGTTGTCCTGGATGACCGCCTGGTCGAGCACCTTGTAGGTCAGGTCCTGGCGGATGCCCACGATGCCCTGGGTGAAGTCGCCGGCGATGAGCTCGGCGGCACCCGAGCCGCTCGGCCACAGGCCGCGCATCGGGTATGCCACGCTGATGCCGTCGATCTCTGTCGGGCTGAGCTCGGCCAGCCGAACGCCCTGCGTTGAACGTGCCTGGCGCAGTCGGCCCTTGGTGGCCGTGGCACCGACGTAGCCGGTGACGTCGTAGCCGTCGGACTCGATCAGGCCGTCGAGGTCGCTGATGTCGCCCGCGATCCCGCCCGCCGCGGCGGCGTTGGTGGTCCGGTTGACCGTGTTACCAGCGGCAATGGCCGTGGTCACGAGGTCTGCCGGATAGCTCGCCGGCTTGTTGGTGCCGAAAAAGACGGCCGCGTCGAACGTGCGCCCGATCGTCTCCTCGAGCAGGGGCCGGATCGACTCCCAGATGTCGAAGCCGGCATCGTCCAGCACGGCCTCGGGGATGGGCACGATGCACGCCAGCTCTTCGGCGTTGAGGTACTTGTTGGTCCAGTCGACCTCGGTCGTCTGCTTCAGCCCCGTGTCCGCTGGGCTGACCCAGTACGCGACCGGGAGGGCGCTGATGACCGGGATGCGCTGCTGGGCGCGCGACATCTGGACTTTGCGAAAGAGCTGCAGCGCGGCGCTCTGACGGATGACGTTGGTCATCACGACCGACGACACCTCTTCAGGCATCGTCGCCTGGGCGTCGGTCCGGCTGATGATGTTGTTAAAGGCCATTGGGTGCTCCTTTTAGTTGCGGCCGGCCGCGCGCCTGAGCATGTCGTTCATATCGGGTCCGCTCCCCGTGCTCGTGCTGCGCACGCCGCCATCCGCCGAGCCAGCCGCTCGCGCCTGGGCGCTCGCCAGGTAAGGCTTGGCCTTGAGCAGATCTGAGAGCGTCTTGTCCACGTGTCGTGGCTCTCCTGCGTCGTCGTACTCGAGCGTCGAGTGGTCGATCAGACGGAATGCATCGCTCGGGTCCGCGAAGCCGAGTCGCTGGGCTGCCCCGACGATCCGGTTCCGGGTGCGCTCCTCGCGCAGCTGGCGCTTGAGGTCCGTGTTCTCCGACTCCAGGGCCTGCTGTCGAGAAGCGATCCGCTCTGCGTCCGAGAGCTTTGCCTCGTCCGCGGTCTTCTTCGCGTCCTCGAAGGCCTTGAGCCTGGTGCGGAGGTTTCGGGCCTCGCGGACAGCTTCCTCGCGTTCGCGCGTGACCTGGGCGACATCGCCGGTGCTGCTCTCGTTCTCCACGCCGTCCGCCTGGGACTGCGTTTCGGCCGCCTGGGCCTGAGAGGCGCCCACCTGGGGCTGTGCTGCGCTGACCGCCTGGGTCGTTGCGGCACCCGTATTCGCTGAGTCCATTCTATGCACATCCTTCTGAGTTATGCAAGCCGTATGCAGCCGACTGGGCGTTGACGTGGATGGGCCAGGCGAGGAGGCTCACAGTGCCCTCGGTGGTGGAACCTTGGGAGCGCCGGCCATCATGGCCGGCGACATGGGCATCGCCGCCTGCACTGGCGTTGTCGGCACTTCAGTCAACTCCTGGGCGGGCGTGACCACCTCCGATGGGCGGAGGAGGTTGGTCGGCGGCGGTGACGCCTCGGCGAGCGCCTTGAAGCGCTTGACGTCTTCCGGCGTGTAGCCCGCGTCGAGCCACAGCTGCTCGGTCGGCACGCGCAGCAGGCCGAGCTTGAGCAGCGCGTCGATGTGCTGGGCCTCGGTGCGCGTCTCGGGATCAGCCCACTGCACCTGGATCGCTTCCTCGTCGAGCGTCGGAACGTCGAAGCCGGCGTTCTTCTGGAACGCGAAGGCGAGCGCCATGACCTCTTCCCAGGCGTCGCCGAAGACGCGCTGCTTCTTGCGCGCCTTGGAGACGAGCCCGGCCTCCAGCGCCTTGACCGTCTCGCCCGACAGGTTCGTGCCACCGCCGGACTCGATCAGGTAATGGCGCGGCGTCTTCGTGATCGACGCGATCGACCCGACGAACATCTCGATCTCGTGAACGTAGGGATCGAGGTTCGCCTGCGGAAACTCGCCGATCGTCGGCGCGATGAGGGCGCCCTCGGGCTGCTCGACGAACCAGATGCGATCGACGCCCGCCTTGAACGGCTCCATCGGCTGGTCGTTCTCATCCTTGGGCAGCCCGACGCCGACCATGTAGCGCTGCGGGTAGGCCACGAACTCCGACGCCACGAGCATGTCGGTGACGGTCTTGTTGATCGCGTCCTGGATGGGGATCACGGAGGCGATCTCGGACACAGCCTGCTGGCCCGGCCCCAGGCGCGGGTTGTTGTGCAGCGGGATGACCGGGACGATGCCGACCGGGTTCGGTAGCGGCCACGGCTCGCCCGGCTGCTGGCGCTGGTCCCAGAAGTTCTGGGCCGCGGGGTTCTTCGACTGCTTGGCCGTGCGCTTGCTGGTGTACTTGTAGATTGCGTTGGGCAGGTACAGCGTCGCCCGCCACTTGCCGTCGTCGGCATCGATCCAGCGCTTCAACGCAGCACGCCGCATCGTCGCACCCGGTGCGTCGTCGGTGATGACCTCGAACGGCGACTCGACGGTGATGACGGGTGTGCGCTTGTCGGCCTCGTTGGCCCACACGATCACGTAGGCCATCTCGGCGACCAGCGCGGCGTTGTGCACCATGCTCGAGTTCGCGTCCAGGTCGTTGGCGCGCCAGATGCGCCATGCCTCGTCGTTGGTGATCTGCTGCGCGGCCGTGGTCTCCTCGGCGACCTCTTCAGCCGGCGTCTCGCTCGCTTCCTCGGCGGGCGCCTCGGGCTGGCCGGTGCCGTCATCCGAGAGCACCCGGAAGCCGGTCACCCGGAGCCTCTCCTCGACCGCATCGACAACCAGCAGGCAGTAGTTGGCGGCGAAGGCGCCGAACTCATTGCCGAACGTTTCACGCATCTTGAGCGTGGTGAAGCGCAGACGCTGCTTGCCCTGGTAGTAGTCCTCGAAGAGCTGGATGCGCGCCTTGCGGCTCTCCAGCTGACGCCACAGGTTGGCGATCCACTGCTCGGGGGTCCGTTCAGCAGGCGGCGGAGTTGGGTTGGCGCCGAAGACGGTGCTCTCGGTCGAGAGCAGATCCTCCTCGGTCTGCCAGGCGATCACCACGAGTGGAACACCGGCTTTGCCTTGGGCCGCTGCTGCGCGCCGACAGCGCGCTGGACCGCGACCATCGCTGCCCGGGCAGACACGTCGGCTGCCTGGACATACCAGCCGGTCGCCGCCTCGACTGCATTGACCCGGCCGATCGACTCGGCGAGCTGGGCATCGTCCTCGTGAACGAGCCTGCCCTCGAGGACCAGACCCTTGAGCGACTCCGCGGCCGGCGCCAGGCGTACCTGCGTATCCGGGAGATTCACGACTGCAACGTCGGACACGCGCAGACGCTGCGCCGAGCCCTCGAAGAAGCTGCCGTGGTAAATGACCTCCGGGCCGTGGCGAAGGACGCGACGCTCGCGACCGTCCACGAACACCTTGGGCGCCTCGACCCGCGCCGGAAACTGCTTGCGCAGCCCGAGGACGTACTTCTCGATGTCGGCGACGGCGACGAGCTCGTCGTCAGCACTGCCAGTATCCGGAAACCGGCGCACGCGCAGGACGACCTGCTCACCGTGCATCTGCGCCATCGCGACTGCGGCGGTGCGGTGGTCGTGCGCGATCGTGACGACGGCGTAGGTCGGGAGTGCCGCGTTGAGTTCCACGAGACCTTTACGGTCCGCCCACAGGCCGCGCGGCATCCAGAGGTGAGCTCCGCCTTCGCTCGGCAGGTTCCAGAACTTCCGAACCATGCCCTCCCAGTCCGCGGTCTCTGACGTGGCATCGTCGACGACACGATCCAGATCGACCCACGGCACGTCTCGGTACACCGGACGCAGGCTGTCCATGAGCTGCTCGCGAGTCCACTCGCGCTCGGGGCGCGTTTCTGCGCGAGTCGCGTAGCGCAAGACGCCAGGCTCCTCGACGTCGAAGCGCTCGGCCACCGAGTGTTCGCCCTTCACATAGGCATTGCCGGTGAAGACGGCGCGGCCGTTCGTCTTCGTCAGGTTGCCCAGGATGTTGTCGGCGAGAGCGTGCCCGCCATTCGACGGCCACCAGAGCTGGACCTCGTCGAGCGTCGCGTGGGTGACCGGCTGACCTTCGCGGGACGTCGCGGCCGCCGTGACGAACTCGAGGATCGCCTTCGCGTTGTCCATGAGGTAGCAGCGCGTCAGCCCCGCGTCGATGCGCAGCTCCCGGGCGGCGCGGCCGTCGTTGGCGGTCAGGTACCAGTAGACCCAGCTGTACGTGTTGCGCGTCTGCGCCTCGGATACAGCGCCGATCTGGATCCACGGCGCGAAGCGGCCGCCCGTGCCCCACGGAACGCCTACCGGCTGCCCGGTGGCGTCCCATCCGTCGAAGCAGACCGGGCCACAGAACTCGGCGACGTCGATCGACGCGGCGACCGGCTGCTTGCCCCAGCCCTTGCCTTCCTCGAGATGCAGGCGCCGGTTGTGAACAAAGCGACCCGTGTCCGGGTCGAGCCGATACCACTCGAGCAACCGGTGCGCCTGCTCGTCGGTGTAGAGCAGCGGCTGATGCTCGTCGGTCGGTGATGGCAGGAAGGCGTAGGTCCACTCAAGGATCTGCCAGCCCAGGGTAGGGAATGGTCGCTCGGGCGTGGCGCGCCAGCCGCGACGAGGCGGCCGCGCAGAATGCGCAGGCGTTGTCGCTGGCATGAGCGCGAGCGTCACTTCGCCACCTTCAAATGCCCATACGGGCTACTGGCCGTCGGGGCACGCTCGTCGTCGCGCACGGGCGCCGCGGGCCGAACCCATCTGCGGTCCTGGGCGCCCTTCGGACTGATGCCCCACGTATCGAACCAGAGCCGCAGCTCAGGAGCTCGCGGGTAGTCGCCACGTTTGACCTGGTCGAAGATCTGGATAAGGACCTCGAGCTGGGGAAGATCATCGGGCGTCCAATGCGCGGAAAACCACGCCTTGAACCACGCGGTCCATGCCCTTCGAGACGCGACCAGCAGACCGTCAGGCGGCTTGGGGATCGGGCCAAACTGCCAGCCAACGCCGGCGGCCGCCTGCCATTCGCCGCGCTGAGGCACGTCGGACTTGTTGCGGCGATGCTGCGACGGAGCTCTGCCACGGCCGGCCACCTACTCACCGCTCAGCGCCGGCGGCGTCGCGGCGAGTGAACGTGCGATCGGCGCGTGTTGCATGCCCGGCAGAGGACCTGCGTGCCGCCCTCGAGCGAGCCCGGAATGATGTGATCGAGCGTCAGATCGCGCGACGGATGCGCGGGAACGCCGAAGCCCGGGCACCACCAGCCGAAGCGCGCGACGTGCGCCGAGATCTCGCGTTTGCTGCGACGCTTCCAGTCGGGGTCGTCGTACAGCGGGTTTCGTGTCGTGCGGCGATAGCCGCGGCTGCAGTCGAGGCAGCGTGTGCCGTTGAACGTCGGCGCTCCACAGGCGATGCACGCGGTGGCCCGTGGCACTCACTACAGGCCCAAGTCCACTTCACACGCCTGCAACTCGGCGAGGGCCGCCTGCGCGACTCGTAGCGCGACCTTCTGCCGCGACGCTTCGCTCCATTCGCGCTTAACCGGCAAATGGAGGACAACCATCGCGACGAACCCGGCCGCGCGTATATCGATCGGCGCTTCCTTCCAGATCGTCGGCACTAGGCGGCGCCCGCGAGCCGCAAGACTCAGGATGTCCATGCCACTCAGCCCGTCGGCCTGTCCAGGCTCATCGAATCCGCCGCCGCTTCACGATCTGGCCCGCGGGAATGACGACGACACTCGTGGCATTGCCACCGTTGACGCTGCCTGCGAGCATCACGCCCCTCTTGTCGTCCGCGAGGACGAAGCCTACGGACACGCAGCGTGTCTCCAGCTTGCGTCGGTTCTTGACCAGTCGCTTGATCGGCGTCCAGCTCGACAGCTCGACATAGGAGTCGAGCCATTCGACCTCGACCCGCCACGCCTTGGCTTTCACGGCTTGTCCCATCAGCCCTGCGGCACTGGCTGTGTCGGGTCGCGCTGTGCACCGAGGACGCTGACGCCCTTCGGTCCCCAGCTGGCGATGATGCTTCCGACAGTCGCGGCCGTGAAGGCAAGCGCGCCGGCGTAGCCCAAGTCAGTGAGCGCGGCCTGATTGACGAGAACGCCGAACAGGATGAGCGCCGTGAGCGGGAAGACCTTGCCCAGCAGCTGACTGCGAACGAACGCCGCCACGGAGTCCAGCTTGAACGTGTTGTCGCGGACGGCCGCGAAGACGCCGAGGATGAAGTCCAGGAACGCCAGCCCGAGCACGCCGTAGATGGCCTGCCCGGGCAGCGAGTTGAAGATCTCAGACCAGTTCACGGTGCTCCTCCTGACATCACAGCGGGATCTTCACGGCCCAGCCGCACCACAGGCCAGTCGCCGAGGCGCCCTTGACCAACTTGGGAACTGCGGCCTGAGCCGCCGCGAGCAGCGGACCGACTGAGACGTGCTGACGGCCGTAGGGGATCGCCGGGCGGCGGCCGTCGAACAGCGGGTCGTGGTCCCACACGAGGATGCCCGCCGGGGAATGGGAGCGACGCCAGCCCCACACGAGGGTGCAGTGGATGCCGGTGTAGTTGCGGTCGCCGGTCTTGATGCTCGGGTCGCCCTTGGCCAGGGCGTTCAGGACGCCGTAATCGATGTACACCCCCGCGACCCAGCCCGGTTGCAGGCGCAGGGTGCGGAGATCGTCCAGCGGCTTTGGGTTGGCCGTGATGAAGTCGGTCCCGTCGACCAGGCCCTCGCTCAGGAAGACCTTGCGCGCCAGGACGTTGCCGGTCGGGCCGGACAGGTCATGACCAGCCGAACGAACCTCGTGCGCCGTCAGCTGGTGGCCGTTGAAGTATTCGATCGCCTCGGACACCTTGGAGACGTTGCAGTCGTCGGTCTCGGTCGCCGGATCGACGAATGGGAAGGCGTTGCCGCGATTGGAAAGCTGCGTTCGGTCGAGTGTCGGGACGTTCACGCTTCGTCCTCCGGCACTTCCGGCGTCGGCTCGACAACCTCGACGTCAGGATCGGGCGCTATGCCGTCGGTGACCTCGGGCTCGGTCGGCTCGATCGGCTCGTCGTCTTCGAGCTCGGGTGGTTTCACGTCAGCGCTCCTATCAATCGCGTATTGGGCAGGAAGCCATCGCGCAGCACCGGCAGGCCGAACGTCACGCCATTCGTGCCCCAATCGACCCGGACGCTGGGCGCGTGCCCGGGGAAGTCGCTGAGGATGCCCGACCAGCCGCATTCGCAGTCGATCGGCGACTCTTCGATCGGCTGCGTGAAGTGGACGTCCGCGCACAGGTGCGGCTTGCGCGGGTTCGGGATGGCCTTGACCCAGTAGCTCACTTCGACGCTCGATACAGGCGCAGCCAGAGGAGCGCGGGGACGGTGGCCATGACGAACAGCACGCCGCGTGTGAAGAGCTTGGTCGACTCGAAGTCGAGCAGCGGCGGCTTGAGGTCGTTGTTCAGGAAGATCAGCCCGAACACGGTCACGATGACCGACAAGGCCAGGGCGACGCCCGCCCGTTCGCGCAGTACCTGGACATCCGGCGCGGCATGAGACACGCGCCAGAGCAGGATCGTCACGATCCAGTTCAACGGCAGCGCGATCACGATGGTCAGCACGGTCAGGATCTCTGGCGCGCTCACATCCCCATCACCTCGTCCGCTACGCGATAGGCGTCGACGACCAGCCGATCGACTCGGCCTTCGACGATCGTCAGGCGATCTTCGACGTCTTCCATACGCGCCTCGTAACCCAGGTCAGGCGGCTCTTCCTGGCCCTTGACCCTGCGCTCGACGCGCACGAGCCGGCGCAGGGCAGAGAGACGCCCGCGCCGGTCTTCACGACTGACCACGGGAGTCACTTGCCGTTCGTCGCGACTAGCGTTTCAGCCACGGAGGCACCCTTCTCGGCGACGCGGAGACCGCGCAAGGCGATGTCGCGCCAGCGGTCACGGTCAGCAATCATGTCGGTGTAGAAGCTGCCGAACACCCACAATCGGCGGTGACCCAGCACGAGCGCCAACAGCATCAGCCCGCCTAGCCCGACCTGGAGCCATCCCTGGAGATCGAGGGGCGTCAAGGGTCAAGCGCCGAGAGCGCAGCGGGCTCGACGGTCATCGTGTCGCCGAGCCCGCGCCGCGCGCTGACCGGACCGCAAAGGGGGTTCGCGCCGCCGGTCGGAGGGGAGGAGGAGGAGGAGGAGGAGCATGCCGCTCAGTTATGCACCAGCTGGGACGGTTTATGCATGACGCTTTTGGGCACTCGTAGTACCCGCACTCAGGGAATAGGGGTCAAAAGACCTACGCGGTTGTCACCTTGGCGACGGCGGCCGCGGCGTGCGCGACGTCGAGCTTCAGGTAGACCCGCGACATGAGGTTCTTGGCCGTGTGCTCGCTGATGCGCAGCTTCTGGGCAACGATGGCCATCTTGTCCGACTCGACGTAGACAGCGAGCACCTCGGCCTCACGCGTCGTCAGGCCGGCGCGCCTGGCACCGTCGAAGACGGCCATGTTCATGTCCGTGGGTATTACGGTGGGTGTCACGCGGCCATCTCGGAGAGCAGCTTGCGGCCCTTGTGCGAGTTGCAGCCGCGGTGAACCGGCCGCACGTTCTCCAGGCTGTCGGTCCCACCGCGGGAGATCGGGATGACGTGGTCAAGCTCAGGCCGCCACCGCGAGCGGTCGTCGATCGACAGATCGATGGGCAGCCGGCAGATGTAGCAGACGAGGCCATATCGATCGAAGACGTCGCGCTCGGTGTAGGTGCCGATCGGCTGCCCACGGAGCGCCAGGCGACGCTTGCGCCACCAGCGTCGCTTGAGTTCGAGATGCGCCGAGCGGTTGTCGCGCTTCCAGTCCTCGACGCGGGTCAGGACGCTGGCACGGTTGCGCTCATACCAGGCGCGGAAGTAGCACTTGGGGCAGACCCCGTTCTTCTGGCGCGGCGTTCCGTGGACGTCGCACAGTCCAGCCATTGTCCAGCCATCGCTATGGTCCGGGGTGACTGGTGGCCGCCTGCTACGACCCACTGCGCACGCTCCTGACCGGTGCCCGAAAGGGCACTGACCGTGGGCGCTCTTTTATGGGGTTCAAGAGGTCCCGCGTTCGAATCGCGGCGCCCCGACCATCTTTCCTTCAAGGTCCGGCACGGCCGTTAGCGACGCCGCTGCGCATATGACGC